CAATTTCAAAAGCTGCTGCTTCTCTTGCTGCTCTATCACCAGGATTTGCTAAATAGTTTAAAGCCCTGATAAAACTAAAACTTCTTGCCTCAGTTTCACTTAAACCAATTTCTGCATCTTGTGGTTTTGGTGTAATCTTTTCTGGATTCCACTGATCCATTACAGCTTGATTAAATTCCTGTACTGAACGACCATCTCTAATGTATTCATCAGCAAGATCATCCATGTCATATTTCTTACCAGTTTTTCTAATCTGGTCAAATCTTGCACGATCAGATTTAAGAGCCTTATTAACGGCATCTTCTGAACGCACTAAATCAAGTTCTTTGTCGCTAGTGGTCATGTTTTTAATAGTTAATTTACTGGGCAATGCATCAGAAGATGCAGAAACGTGAGCTTCTTCCAATATGTTATCCTTTTTATCGTTATTTTGCATATGGTTTACTTCATTTTTATTATTTATTGAACGTGATATGCCAATAGAATTATCTGCAGGAATTGAAACCAAGCTAACCTCAAATGCTTCCCAATCTCTAGCAACGATAGAATTATCTACTTCTTCTGCTTTATTAATAACATAGCCAAAAGAAATATTACGTAGGATCTTGTTCTTTACATCCCTAAATTTACTATCAGCAAATTCTTCTTCACTAAAACGTACTTTTGCATAACCACGTTTCTTTTTTTCATCAATATATGCCCTTTCAACTACACCTAATACTTGATCAGGGTTGTGATTCCATAGAAAAGGTGCGCCATCATTAAGCCTTTTTAAATTGGCTGCTTCTCTACTATGTTCTAAAACTTCATTGCCAAAATACCTTTCTACAGGTAATTCTGAACTAAAAGGGAACTCAATAGTTCTATCTTCTTTTTCAACTTGTTTTAT